GAAATCGTTGCAGCAGGCTATCGTGCATTGGCACTTGGCTTGTAATCTTTAACTTAAACTAAAGATCAGTTTTGGCAGCTTTCTGTAAAAAAGCTGCTTTACCATTTCTGATACCTACTATGAAAAAAATTTTACATTACATAATGAATAAACTAGGCAGGTATCGCCTTATACCTGACCGACGTACTGGTGCAGACTATATGCACCGTTATTACTTACTTTGCAAGAATCGTAGTTGGTTCCCATTCAATGTAACATTGCATAAAATTGTTCGCAGTGATGATCCAATTTTTCATGATCATCCATGGCCGTATATCACAGTTATCCTAACTGGTGGTTACTATGAACATTTGCCTTTATATGATGAAGAAGGAAAGATGTGCGGTGAATACGCACGTTGGCGTGGTCCAGGTAGTATAATTAAGCGCAGTGCAAAAGAAATGCACTGGCTTGAACTTGACGCAGGAAAGCCAGCTACTACATTATTTTTAATGGGTAAGCAACAACGTGAATGGGGATTTTTAGTGACTAAGAACGTTCGCAAACCAAAGTGGATAAACTATAAAATTTACTTAGAAAATTGGCAAAAGTACCATAACAAATATATCGTTAATAAATAAAAGTAAAGGATAAAATTATGCTTGAAGTTTTAATTATGTTAGGGATAATTTATTTTGCATTTAATATGGGTAAAGCTTACCAGTTGTTTGAAATGCGTAGGACTATTCGCAAAATAGCAGCAGAAAATAATGTAGATTTAGATGATTTATTAAATGCTGCAACTGACGAAGAATTAGAAGAACATAACATTGTTTTGGTTAAAACAGAGACAGTAGATGACACAATTTTGCTTTATAATCTAAGTACAAACGAATTCTTAGGGCAAGCTAAAACAATTGAAGAGGCTGCAGAAGTATTTTGTGAACGCAAGAAGAATTTTACGGCTGCAGTTAAGCATAATAACGATGAACTATTTTTCGTAGACGGAAAAATTACTAAAACTATATGAAAGTAAATATAGGAAAATTTCCAAAAGGAAATACTCAAAGAAAAATTGATATTCAAATAGATAGTTATGATACATGGAATATGTATCATACTTTAGCATTGATAATTTACCCAATGCTGATTCAACTCAAAGAAACCAAACATGGGATACCAAGCGAATTTGGCGACGTAGGTGGTGAATCGCATAGTAGCCAAAATAGTTTTGATTTCTATAATGAATCTCACAATGATGCGTTTGACGAGGGTTGTAAACGCTGGGATGAAATTATGGATAAAATGATTTGGAGTTTTGAACAATTAATTAATGATGATTACGACAGTAAATATCATCACGGTGAAGCAAAATTTGAGTTCATTGATACAGAGCCTATGCTAAACCCTGTTACAGGTAAGATGGAAATCATGCATCAAATGGTAGACACTAATCCAGAAGAACACTGGTATGACTACGAAGGACATATGCTGCACGATGAAAGAATTCAAGAGGGTATAGATTTATTTGCTAAATATTTTAGAAATTTGTGGGATTAATTTGAAAGAGAAATTTATTAGATTATATATGGATTGGGCAAAGCGTGTTAGTGAACTAAGCCATGCCCGTAGATTACAAGTAGGTGCAGTAATCGTTAAAGATGACAGTGTTATCAGTTACGGCTATAATGGCATGCCAAGTGGTTGGGATAATAACTGTGAGATTGAAATACAACAACCAGTAGGTCGTGTGAACTTAGTAACTAAACCGGAGGTACTACATGCTGAAAGCAATGCTATATCAAAACTTGCAAAGTCTACTAACAGCGGGGTTGGTAGTACAATGTTTCTTACTCATAGTCCTTGCATGGAGTGTGCCAAACTTATATATCAAAGTGGCATTGACACTGTATATTATGATACGAGTTATAGAAGCAATGATGGTATTGAATTCCTTCAGAAGTCAGGAGTAAATGTTGTCCAATCCAGTACGTGAATGGCATCAAACTAAAATTGAATTACCATACGGACAATTAGGTCCTGTAGTAGATTGGTGCAGAAGAAATTGCACTGAAGAATGGGTGTTCGCTGATGCACCATTTGGACCAGAAGGAAATTATAAATTCTACTTTGAATCAGAAAAAGATTATATAAACTTTTTAGTTTGGAAAAAATGAAAATTGTAACCTTTCGCCGTGAATCCGACAATTTTGATGATATATACAATGACCCTGTGATTAAAAAATGTTTTCGTCAAAAAATGAAGTGGAAAAATTTTTTACGAATTACTGTAGAAGATGAAAAAGTTTTAAGTTATATTGAATTAAAATTTGGAGAAGCGATTGTTAATAAAATTGTACCGGATCGTTCACCTATACCTAACGTAGATTATTCACCGAAGCGTTAGGTTTACAGGAATTAACATTCATGTCAGTGAGATATGCAGGTAAGAACTTATAGAACAGCATCATTCTTACCCAATACTCAACATACATGTCTACGAAAATCATATATCTTTGCCTTGAGGGTCATTCAGTAATATAGTAAGATTGTCTCCCACAGCAATCACACATGTCGTATCACCTAGTGTGTCCAATATTGTAAATGTATTAGTTGCAGGATTACCCCAAACAGATAATGTGCTATGAGAGCGATTTAGATTTTGTCCTGCAAGTATGGGAATTTCGTAATACTTTCCCTGAAGTGAGTTCATAACTACTTCTGTTTTATCACAAAAAACTTTCATAGTTCTTTGTTCTTGTGCGTTTACAGTAAAGCCATATAAACTTAATAAAAACAATAGACTTATTTTTTTCATAGTTGCACCTTAAAATAAATTGTATAGCACTGAAAATGTGACCAAAAGTAATATAGATGCAACTCTGACTAATGTAAACATTTCAAATAAAAGTAGAATTGGAATTTCTTCCTTTATCCTACATAAACACCTTAACATGGTAGTTTCCTAAGGTAAGACACAGCTTACAATAGTATATATCATATTTTAGAGTGAGTTAAAACATACTTTTTTATAAACTGTATGTCTAGCGGTGTTAGGATTCGTCAGTTCAGCCACAAACTCCCCCAACTCATAGTTTTCACTATAGACTATTTTATTGGTTTCGTCTGTGAAAATGTCACTGACTAAATTAAACACACGACGGTTACAATCAAGCATACCATAATTGTATATTCTTTTTACTGAATATCCAAGTTCAGCATACTCTACTCCGTCTGGTAACACATACTCAACCATAGTGTGTACGAGATACTTTTTTGGCCCTACTTGTTGAATGTCTTTTCTTACATAAAAGCGATAAACATTACTCTCATAAGTTTTTTCATAGGTTGATAGTTCTTGAATAACTTTGCCGTGTTCAATTTTTAAATCTGACGCGGCTAAAAAAGGTGACAGGCCGAGCATTAAGATTGCAATAATTTTCCGCATACTTTTTCCTTAAGTTTTTAAATTTTTGGAGGGATCCAATTTAACCTGTTGTTTGGTTGAGTTTATTGGAACGATAGGAATACTTTGCCTTTTGGGAGTAGCCTGTTTTTCTTCAGATTTCACATGAATCAGATTTGCTAGGGCCTGCTTCATTTTGTCCTCCAAATGGGTAAGTCCATTTGATAAATATAATAGTATTTAAAGTTATTAATTTACCGATATAGCTACATATTAAGGAGATAAAATGGCTAAAGCTAAAACTACAACATCAGGAAAAGCTCATACTAGTATAGTAAAAACAACAAAACAGGGCGGAAAAATTAAAACAAGTACAATGAATAAAAGCGAATCTAGATCCTATAAAAAGTACAGGGGTCAGGGTCGTTAAGTGAACGATTTTGTTCAGACGAAAGTGAACGTTGTGCTTTTTGACGATTATATTTGGGATCTAAGTGACTCGGGGATTGTCCTAGATAACAGATTTGAAGTAGAAAAATTAGGTTGGAAACCAGGTGATTATTTTAAACTAGCATTAGTTGAAGGTCAGTTAAGACTAGTTAAAGTTGATGACTTAGAAAAATTTATAATAAAGGGAAAAGACCATGAAGCAAATGATTGACAAGGTAACAGGTAAAGTATTATCACGTAGTGAAGCAGAAGCAAAAATTAAGGATAAAGCAGGTTGGGTAATCACAGTTATTGCGTTATTACTCGCTGTAAATACTTACATGGCGAACAGTTTTAGCAGTAAAGTCCTAAATAACACCATCAAAGCTAATGACGTTTGGGCTTTTTATCAAGCAAAAAGTATCAAACAAACACTAGCGGAAATGAGCTATGATGATGCAGTGGTTAGAGGGGATAAAGTCAAAGCAGAGAAAATGAAAGCTAAAATTGAACGCTATGAATCTGATCCTGAAAAGGGTGAGGGTAAAAAGGAACTATTCGCAAAGGCTAAAGCGTTAGAAGAAGAACGTGATTTGGCTAAAAAACATGGACCTTGGATGACTTTTGCAGGTACAAGCTATCAATTAGCTATTGTGTTGTTATCTGCAAGTATATTAGCAGTAAGCATGAGTATGTTTTATGCTAGCATTGGTGTAAGTTTAATTGGCTTCTTATTAATGAGCCAAGGCATTTGGATGTGGATGCCATTGTAATATAGTAGTACAAAAATAATAAAAACAAAATAATAAGATCCTTAGAAAGGACGAAGTAAGATGGATCCGCTAACGCTGTTTGCGCTTGCAAATGGTGCGGTCAAACTTGTAAAAGAAGGATGTAAACTTTACAAGGACATAAAGGGGGCTGCTGGGGACATTAAAGATGTCCTCAAAGACCTTGACGACCAATTCAATAACAAATTCAAAGACCACCCACCCACTGTTGCGGAGAAGAATCAGTTTATTACTGAAAAAAATCGTATCATTGACCTTAATAAACAAGGCGGTGATACAACAAATATCTATACAAAAATTGGGCAAGAATTAGGAACATATTTTGATAATATGTACAGATGTATGGCTGTGTTAGAGGAAGAAGAACGCCGTAGTAGAACAGAAGTTTACACTGGTGAAGAAAGTTTAGGTCATCGTGCATTAACAAGGGTTCTACTAAGAAAACAACTAGATGCCATGACCACAGAATTGCGTGAGATTATGGTATATAATAGTCCACCGGAACTGGGAGCGTTATGGACTGAAGTTGAAGAAATGATGAAAAAGGTAGGCAAAGAGCAAGCAGGTGCTATTGCCCTACATATGAAACAAGAAGCAATAAAAGCAAGAATTAAAGCCCGTAAAAATAAAATATTAAAATATCGTATAACCTGTTGGAGTATCACGATAATTGGAATTTTGTATATTCTTTGGTTAGTTTGGTCAATCGTTCAAATAAGAATAGAATATAATCCGGAATTAGGCAGATGTCTTATTCCAAAAGGTAGTTGGGGTTATCAACAATACAACAACTTAAAATGGGTAGATTGCGAAATTAAAAATGACTAACGTACATAAACCCAATATTGATCTTATAAAACGGATGTATGAGGATCACTGGTATACAGTTGATGATATTTGTCTAAGATTAAGATACCCCAAAGAACTTGTGGAAGATGTGATAAAGATGTATAATATAGTCAAACAGCCAGATCATATACAAGAGCTAAAAGTTTAAATTTTTCAAACTACATAAATACCATATGACTACATTTATCGTACTACTATTTACGGTTTTATTAACTCTTGCTATCCGAATGGGCGATATGTTCGCCATGTTACTTTGTCTAGTAGGTTTCTTAGTCATGTTTGTGTTTGCAGAAGAATACGACTCACGTGAGAATCTTTGAACTAGGAACTGATAATACCCCACCGATGCCCCATCTATATTTGGATATGGATGGGGTACAAGCCGACTTCTTCACCCAATGGGCACGATGGTGGAGTACAAAAATGAATGACCCTAATATACAATGGTATAAGGATATTGGTGACAAAGAACAGCGTGAAATATCTATTGCTGCACTACAAGCAGAAGGTCCTGACTTTGTTTACGAATTCTTTGCTACTCTTCCAGTACTATCAGGCTGCGAAACTATACTCAGTTGGATAAGCAGTAACAACATCCCCTGCACTGTACTGTCAGCACCACTTAGATCACCCAAAGAAGATAAAAAGAAGATCATTACTCAAGCTAGTATTGAGGGCAAAAAGCGTTGGCTTAGTCAACATAATTCAAATATGCCTGCTATCTTTGACGGCATGAAAGAACGATATGCTACAAAGGGCGGACAACCTAATGTATTGATTGACGACCACAAAAAGTATATCAGTAGTTGGGAAAGTGCAGGTGGTATAGGAGTACTACACCGTTGGAACAATACTAGTGAAACTATTGAAAAACTAAACCAAATTTATAAACCATACCTAGATAAATAGTATATTAACTCAAATATACTATGTCAGCGCAACAGTTTTTTAGAAAATATTTAGATATTCTTAACGAACAATCACAGCCACCAAGCCAAGAATTTATAAATCAACTTGACAGAGCCTATAGAACAGGCGAGGGTCCGGGTGCTGAAGTAATGAGCGGATTAAGCAGAGATCAACAAGCAATGATGCTAAGAAATCAAGGTGCTTGGGTAAACCGAGATCAGGCGGTTCAGCAAGGCGAAAATCCAGGTGCGCGGGTTTATAATCCAAATCAACAAGACATTGACGCAAGGGAAGCAGGGATTCAAGCAAGTTTAGATAGAGTAAAAGATCCAAAAGAACGGGCTGAGAGGTTAGCAGCCATACAATCCCGAGATATAAACAAACCATATTTTACCACTACTCAACCAACTACTACTGATACAAAAGCAAAACCTGCTCCTGCCCCTGCCTCCACACCTGCACCGGCACCACAAATTAATGCTGATCCTATAGATTTTCAAGCTAGAGCAGGAACCCAATCTATAGCAGATACTGGTTTAGGTAAATTAAGCGGCGGTGTTAGTTTAGGAGGTAGTGCTAGCAACTATATGACTCCATCAATGAGAGCAGAATTAGCCAATCAAAGTGGTGGTAAATTTGTCGCTGATATTGGACAAAATAGACAACAATTAGGATATCAACAGGATTTAGGCAACGGATTAACTGGGCAATTAGCATTAAACAGAAACGCTCAAGGTGGTATGAGTGCAGGTATAGGTGCAGAAAAACAAGTAAATCCAAATCTATCATTTGGTGGCGGCATAAGCGCACCCATTAGTGGGCAAGGTAGTGCTAGAGGTGACATTTATGGTAAATACACCTTTGAGGAAGAATTAGAAGAAGAATTACAAAAGATTCTAAAATTAAGCGGCAAGTCATCAAAAAACTAAACGAGATTTACGGACCCTACCTAGATAAATAGTATATCACCTTAATTTGGAATATACTATGTCAGACCAACAATTTTTCAGAAAATATATAGATATCGTAAACGAAGAATCTCCTGTATTTCAACAAAGAAATATGGCTAATTCTCAGAAATGGGCAAAAGAAAATCCTGAGGCTGCTCAATATGCAAAATTAGCAACAGATGTAGTGACCGACTATATTCCAGGAGTAAGCCAAGTCAAATCAGCATACCGTGCTGGTAAAGCAGCTTTGGGCGGTGATTACGGTGAAGCCGGAAAACAACTTGTAGGAGCATTTGTTCCAGGTGGTAGAAGAATGGTTAGTGCAGTAGATGCAGCAGGCAATGCACTTAAAGGAGATTATAAAACCGCAGCAGCAAATTTATCACACGCCGCTGGGGGAGAGTTAGGCAGAGCAGTATCTACTGGGCTAGCAGCAAACGATTTATATCAGGCATATGGTCCAAGTACTACTCCAACAGCACCTGCAACACAAACTGCGCAAGCTAACACACCAGCCGCAGCACCTAATACATCAGCAACTACAGGACCTTACACTCCAGGACCAGCATTACAATCTTTAACTAGACAGGCATCTACAGCACCTACGACACCTGAACCAACTACAGAAGAACAAGAGTTAGATGAAAATGGTAGAATGAGAAAACTATTGGATATGCTTGACGAGGCTCCTGTAACAGCTATTAATCCCAACGATCCTAACGCTGCCGCATTTGGTAAAAAAATTAACACAACTAGTAGTACAACAGTACAACCAACGCCGCAAAGCACTCCAACTAATGTGGATTTTCAAGCGACTAGATCAAGAGATAGATTACAACAACAAATGGCATCAGGAAAAATTAACACACCTGCACCTCAGACAGTAAATCCAAATCAAAAATACGGTGGCGGGTATGACCCCACTAAGGTTCAATATGCATCAGGTAACAATCAAGCGGCACCTACAGCAAGTGCATCTCAATCAGCAGCACTAGATGCATCAAAAACAAAAGCGATTGGCGGTACACAACAGACAGCAAGTGCAGCACAATCACAAGCAAATCAAACATCAAAAGCAAATGTTATTGGTGGTGGTATGCAACAGATGGCTCAAACAAATCAAAACCCAAGTATGGATCCTTATAATCCTGCCACAGATCCTAGTCTACAAGCAGGCTATGCTGCAGTCGCTAAACCAGACGTTGAAGGATTAAAATTGGGGGTAGCAGCCGGAACCCCTTCTGCTGCACAAACAAATCAGCAAACGCAAACAGCATCAACTGGTGGTGGATTTCAAGGTGGTGGTTACGGTAGTGTCGGTAATCAAGGACAAACTGCTCAAGTTGAGGAGGAAGAATTAGAAGAAGAATTACAGAAAATACTAAGGCTCAGTGGCAAGCAAAGACAACCCACTAATGAGAATGATAGCCTTAAAAAGTTTTACAACATTTTAAATGAAGCAACTGATAACGATGAAATAGAGTTGCATGATAGTTTTGACATTGAGTTAAACGAACACTTTGTAATCGAAACAGGTATTATTGGCTTTACTGAAGATGGTATTATCATTGAAGCAGATGAAACATTGTTAGGGTTATTAGAAGTGAATAATATCCTATGTGAGGAAGAGACTACACATTCTAAACCTGACACAAATAAAAAAGATAAACCATCTGATTATATGGACACAAAACCAGCAACAGATAAAAGAATGGATACGTCTAAATTAATGGATAAAGAACCCTTAAAAGACAAACCACTAAAGAAAGATCCAAAAGATTATATGGTGCATGAAGCACCCGAAGGTTGGGGCCAAGATACCATGACTATGAAAGATGGTTCGGTAATGAAGTACGATCCCAAATCTAACAGTTATTCACAAGTGTCGGGACCAACTCGGGCTGATACTAAAACATCGGTGTCTGCAGTTGATGCTCTTAGATCAAAAGCTACTAATTCTAGTAAAGGAGATTCAACTTATGATCAAGAATTTTACTCTACATCTGTGTTTAGAGATCCCAAAACTCGCACTGGCGACTATCTTAAAACTCAGCTCAAAGGTGACGACTACGAGCAGGATTATCAAACAGATGTAAGCAAGCCTTGGCTGGATTATACATTGGACAAAGCAAAACAGGACGCGGATACTATGATGCAAGAACCAGGTTCATACAAGTCCATGCCCCAAGGTCCAATGGCACAATTTCGTGCCAAAGTAAATGAAGCTGAGTATCAAGGTCGTAAAGTGCCATTAGGTAAGCCAATGGCAGGAGATGTTGCTAAGTCTAAAGTATATGTTAAGAAGCCAAATGGAAAAGTTGTCAAAGTTAATTTTGGCGACAAGAACATGAAGATTAAAAAATCAAATCCAAACCGTCGTAAGAGTTTCAGAGCAAGACATCGTTGTGAGAATCCTGGACCACGTTGGAAGGCACGTTATTGGTCATGTAGAGCATGGTAATATGAGAGCAAAAGAATTTATATTTGAAAGAAAAGAGCAACTTAATTTAGATGAATTAAGGGGAAATCCTAACGTTCGTGTCATGCTTGATTTGATAGCTAGAGCAGAAGGTAATACTAATTATGATACACTTGTTGGTGGCGGAAAATTTAAAGACTTCAGTTCGCATCCTAACAAAACAGTTTATCTAAAGTCACTTAACAAAGTTATACCAAGTGATGCTGCAGGTAGATATCAAATTATGGGAGCCAATTGGGGACCTTATTCTAGAAGATTAGGTCTTAAAGATTTTAGTCCTGAGTCACAAGACAAAATCGCAATACAAATGATTGCAGACAGAGGTGCATTAGATTCTGTGCTTAAGGGTGACTATGTAAATGGAATAAAGAAATTAAAAAGCCAATGGGCTAGTCTACCTTCTACAGAAGTCAAACAAGGATACGGACCAAAAAGTTGGAAGTGGGTAAACAATAATATTGCTGATTTAACGAAGCTGTATGGAGTTGATTCTTCTACTCAAGTTGCACAGAAGGATAAGCCATCAACGATAGATACAATTAGAGATGTTGTTTCAACTGCTATTTCACCAAGCACTGCAAAAGCTGACAAAACACAATCGGCTCCTACAACACCACAATCAAAAGCAAAGGTAGGATATTACTCTGTAGGTGACAGTCATGCACAGGGGGTAGGTGGTTATTCGGGGCAAGGTTGGACAAATTTTGGTTCAAGGGGTGCTAGTGCGTTTGATAAACAGCATTTACAAAATATTAAAAACATACCTGCAGGAAGTGTAGTAGCATTAAGTATAGGTGCGAATGATATAGGCAGCAAAAAATTGTCTGACATTGTTGATCAGGTTAATAAGACTATTGCAGCAAGTAAAGCTAAAGGGCATCAAGTCGTTTATCTTTTACCAACCTCTAGTTCAGATCCTAAACTACAACAAAAACGTGAAGAATTGAGACAAGCATTACTAAAGTCATTAGATTCAAGAGATATACTAGACTTAGGAATAGCGCCTACTAGTAAAGAATTAAAAGGTGCTGATGGTGTACATTTAGGACCAGAGGGTTACAAGACATACGGTAATCTAATTACACAAATGTTTACACCCACAATGTCGCAAGTGACACCTACGAAAGTAACAACAGAGCCAACTGTTAATAAATTAGTTAAACCAGAACCCAGTGTCACTCCACAGCAACAATCAAAATCAAAGCTAACAGTAGAACCACCTGATTCTGATCCAGAAAAAGACCCAAAGGCATGGGCAGAATATGATAGACGAATGGAAAAAATTCAAGCTGCCGCAGGAGAAAAATATAGTAAAGAACGTCAAGCACGATTAGATAAAGAACAACAATCAAAATCAAAGCTAACAGTAGAACCACCTGATTCTGATCCAGAAAAAGACCCAAAGGCATGGGCAGAATATGATAAACGGATGGAAAAAATTCAAGCCGCAGCAGGAGATAAATTTAGCCAAGAAAGGGCAGCTAGATTAGAAAAGGAACGCAAAGATAATCTTAACACCGAAGTTCCTACAAAAGATGCTCCAACCTTGAAAAAAACTACCCCATATTATGCAGGTAAAGAAGGTGACACTGAAATTAAAAGAGGGCAAACACTAAGTGGTATTGCAAAAGAAAAAGGTATTACACTAAGTGACATAAAAAGGCTTAATCCTGACATAGTTGACCTTAATAAGGTGCTTGCGGGAGCAAAAATCAAAACTCAATCTCCAGATGATTTTTAACGGGTATTTGTTTAAGTCATAAGTAAGTTATATGCCACGTAAATCAAATCAAAATAGTCAATATGAAGTAATCACCCAACAAGATGATAACGGTGATGTGTTAATACCCATTCCTCCTATGTTGCTTGATTCTCTTAAATGGAAACCAGGTGATGAAATATCATTTGATTTAGATGACAAAGGCAGATATATTCTTAAAAAGGTATATAAATGAATTCCACATCAGATGAAATAAAAGTAACGGTTGACCTAAGCGACTTTGTTTTTGACTTAGATGAAAAAGACATTTCAAGTTTAGAATCCTATTCTATTCCACCGTTAGCAATGGCTGACACAATAACGTTGTCAGGTGATTCAACAACAGATGTTTACACATATGGCTCAGGTTCTTATTCATATGGAAATATATCTGCAGCAACTTTAGGTGGGTCAAGCACAAGCATATATGTAGGGACCAACCCAGCAACAGTCACTCTATCTCCAAGTACATATTCAAACATTCCTACTTGGAATAATCCATACAGTAATGGCAATATACAAATTCAAGGTGATGCAAATGTTGATGGCACTCTCAAAGTTAAAGGTGTTGACATAGGTGAAACATTGTCAAAAATACAAGACCAGTTAGCAATTTATCAACCTGCCCCTGAACTTGAAGAAAAGTGGGAAGAATTACGTGAACTAGCCCGCAAGTACAAAGAATTGGTTGCAGACATAAAAGAAAAAGAAAAGATTTGGGATATTCTCAAAAAATAACTTGACAATATAATCATATGGTGCTATACTCAATATACTATCAACTCATGTTGTCAATTTGATATGACTATGCACCTAGCACACCCTGCACTCACTACCCTTGGCAAACGCAAGGGCAAGAAAAAATGGGCAAGCGCAGAACAAAAGCGTAACGCCGAACAATTAGAACGTGAGTGGAAAGAACTTCAAGAAAAGTGGAAGACTGACCTTAGCGACAAAAAACGTGAGCGTGGTCTTAAGGCACAAGTTTACAAACCACCTGTCAATCCGCGTATTGCAGAAATCAAAAAGTTTTCTAGTGTTGACACTGGACACAAGGGTGCAGTCACAATCAAACAACCAATGCAATATACCGGTGACAAGATCATCGGTATCGGTACTATGCATAAGTCCAATGCAGTACCCATCTTCAATGATGAAGCAGCAAAGGACATTAGTAAGATGAGGAGATAATCATAACACAATGGCAAAAGAAGAAACATTAAAAATAGATGGCGTGGTAACAGATGTGTTACCAAACGCCATGTTTAGAGTAGACCTTGAAACAGGACAGAATGTAATAGGTTACATATCTGGTAAGATGCGTCAACATGACATTAAAATCTTATTGGGTGACACTGTTGAAATAGAATTCAGTTTGTATGATATGAGCCGCGGTAGAATTACAAGACGCCGCTAAATCTCAATAAATACTCTACGATGTATGATATTGTAGAGAGCCTATCAGAATCCCGAAGAAAACACATTGAGATTGAAAAACTCAAGTACTCACCCACCGACTTAGCTCCTGTATTAAGCAAAGACACCATAGAGTATCATTACGATAATCTTGCAAAAGGTTATGCTAAACGATACAATAATAATGAAGGCGATGATGACTTCAATTATGCTGGTGTATTTCTGCACAACATTTACTTTTCGCAATTTCGTAGTCCACAAGACAGTAACACACCTAACGGTCCTGTACTCAATTTAATAAAACGCAAGTATGGTTGGTGGCGTGACTTCAAAGAACAATTCAAAGAAGAAGCCATGAAGATTCAGGGTAGTGGTTGGATTTATATGTCATACAATGGTGACATAAAAACAATAGTAAACCATGAAGTCCGTGAGGATATTCTTATCTTAGTAGACTGGTGGGAACATGCTTGGGCATTAGACTATCAAGCAGACAAGAAGCAATACTTAGAGAATACATGGAAGATTATGAATTGGAACAAGATTAACACACGTTGGGGCAAAAACTTATAGAATGGATACTAAACAAAAGTTTTTGATCGTATCGCCAACCAGAGAAAAAACACTAGAAGATTTTTATGAAAATACATTATTAGGCAAATCACTTAAATTAAAAATGCCGTTTGATATAGAATTATGTATCTTCTTAGATAATAAAAAAGGATTATGTGAATGTAATAATCTAGCAATAGAAAAATTGTCAGTACAAGATCCAAAAATAGTTGTTTTTGTACATGATGATGTTGCTATATATGATTACTATTGGCCATTACGTGTATTTGAGGCTTTAAAAAAGTTTGACATAGTGGGTGTAGCGGGAAACGCTAGACATGAAATTAACTATCCAAATTGGGCCTTTAAGGCTGTAGAGAACGATAGATTTGTGTGGGATGACGATGAGTTTCTAGCAGGTAGTGTATTGCATGGAGTTAGTTGGCCAGCAGAAATATTCTCATATTTTGGAGAATACGAAAAACAAGTAGTAAATTTAGACGGACTGTTCATTGCTACTACAAGTAGTCTATTACTAGAAAAAAATTTACGGTTTGATGAACTATTTGATTTTCACTTTTATGATGCAGATTTTTGCAAAACTGCTGTGACAAAAGGATGCAATTTAGGAACTTTTTCATTGTCTGTAATGCACGAATTAAAAGAAGGCAATAATTTTATGTCAAAAGAATACTATGATGCTTACGTAAAATTTGTTAAAAAATGGAGAAATTATGAATATTGAAATAACTGAAAATGCAGTTAAAAAATTAACCGAGGTAATTGCTGAAGAAAATGATCCTAATTTAAAACTACGCATATTTGTCCAAGGTGGCGGATGTTCAGGGATGCAGTATGGCTTCACTTTTGATACAGAGACAAATGAAGATGACTGGAGTGTTCCTGCAGGATCGCTAAGTGTCCTAATTGACAATATTTCTGCTCAATATTTAGAAGGAGCGGAAGTTGACTATGCTGAAGATATCTACGGATCAAGCTTTAAAATCAAAAATCCCAATGCTCAGACTTCTTGTGGGTGCGGATCCAGCTTCAATCCTTATTGATAAATACTAGATGAGGGATAAATATGCCTATACCAGGACAAGCTAATATAAACATAGGCGCAGAAAATGAAGCAGCTAATTCAGATTCGCTTTTTACTGCGTTTAACAAGACACAAAACAATTTTACAACACTGTTTTCACAGTCTAGTCAGTACACCAATTTTGTTGGGTCTACCGGAATACTTGCAAATTCAGATAGTGCAAATAAAACAGTAACAGTAACTAATACTGGTGTTACAAGACTTAACGCCGGAACTGGAATCACATTATCTGGTGCTAACGGTAACGTGATAATTTCAGTTTCTGGATATAGCAATGGCACCTTAGTAGCTGGTGTAACCAATGTAGGTATTTTTAGTACTACCCTAAGAGTTACAAATAGTCCTATAGTAAGTCAAGGAAATATGACAGTTGACTTACCTATTATAGATGGATTATCCCCAGGAACATATCAAAATCCGCTTGTTGCAATTGATTCATACGGTAGAATAACTTCAGCACAAAACACATACTCTTATGGCACAGTTACAAGTGTTGCTATTGCAAACGGTAGCGGCATATCAGTAAGTGGAGGACCAATTACAAGTGCAGGAACAATAACATTAACCAACACAGGTGTTACTAAAGTAAGTGCAGGTCCTGGCATATTAGTAAATCAAGAAACCGGTGAAGTAACGATATCAGCAAATCTTTCACAATTTGTAGGTACTGTATCACGTGTAACAGTAACAAGTAACAGCTTGTTTATATCCAATCCTACTATAACTACAGCAGGAAACATAGCTATTGATTTACCTAATAGTATTAGTATATCAGGAAATATAACAAACTTTGGTAATACATCAACATACGGAAACATATGGGCAAACAGAAACTTTGAAGCGAATGGCAATATTACAGCTAATGGTAATATTGTCCTGTCAGCACCTAGTAAGCTGAGGATAGCAGGAGGAACAAATGGTTATGTTTTATCGACTGACGGTGCAGGTAATTTAACTTGGACCGCTCAAACAGGAGGCGGTGGAGGCAATGGATCTCCTGGTGGTTCAAACACTCAAGTTCAATTTAATAACGCAGGTGCGTTTGGAGGAAGTAGCGGTTTTACATTTAACAATGTAACCGGAGTGCTTACAGCTCCAAATATTGCAGGGAATGGAAGTGCAATATTCAGTATTACTGGAGCAAATGTGACTGGATCAGTGCCACTAGCCAATGTGGTAACCGCTACAGCACAGCCCAATATTACTAGTTTAGGAAACCTAACAACATTGTGCGTGGCAGGAAATATAACTTCGGCTAATCTATCAGTTACTGGTGTAGTCAATGCAGCTACAATTATATCAACTACTGCACCAAATAATACAAGCAACACGCAAGTGGCTACTACAGCATTCGTTCAAAATGCTGTTTCAGGAATTATATCTGGAAGTGGTTATGCTCCTATAAACAGTCCTAATTTTATAGGCACACCACAAGCGCCAACTATTGATACCACTGTTACGGGAAGCAATGCATTAGCAACAACTAACTATGTTAAAAACTCACTATCAAGTTACGCACCTCTAGCCAGTCCAACATTTACAGGTACTCCTCAAGCACCTACTATTGGTCAAACAGTAGTAGGAAGTAATGCATTAGCAACAACAGCTTATGTAAAAAGTGCGGTTAGTGCAATAGCAACTGGAATAACAACAATTAACGCAGATTTACCATTAAGTGTGACAACACCTTCTACTGGAACAGCTAACTTATCAATTAATCTTTCAAGTTATGCTCTACTTGCTAGTCCAGCATTTACAGGAACACCTACTGCACCTACTCAGTTACAAACAGTAAACAATAACACAATAGCTACTACATCCTATGTAAGAAGTGCAATCTCAGTGATAGGTTCAGGCACATTCGTAACAGGGATGATTATGATGTGGAACGGTTCAGTTGCACCTTCTGGTTGGGCATTATGTAATGGTCAAAATGGTACGCCAGATTTGAGAGATCGCTTTGTAGTTGGTTCAGGAACTTCTTACAATTTAGGATCTGTAGGAGGAAGTAAAGATGCTGTAATAGTAAGGCACAATCATACAGCTACATCAACTTCTACATCTACATTTAGCGGCACTTCATTAGCAAATCACACACATAGCGTAAATGAGGGTAATGGGCACGACCATGCTACTCATGCTAAAGGTACATTTGGTGGTTCTCCTTATTCATATTTTTCTAATGATAATAATGGTTTTTCACAGGGTGGAGGGGCAGCGAACTTTGGATTTTCAGGTACTCCCGACACGCAGATAAGAACCTCAACGGAAGGTGTTGGGATAACTATAAATGCAGCTTCAGCTGGCACTCCGTCTGGCATAGTAACTACAACTACCAGCACTACTACAGCAAATGAGGGTGAAACTGGTACAAATAAGAACTTGCCACCATATTATGCACTAGCATTTATAATGAAGCTATAAAATTTTTAGCCATTTTTGCTAAATACATTATAAAGGAGCAAAATAAAAATGGCTACACCAATAATTGACCCAAGTTCAGACCCTAGTCTTACCCTATACGGTAACGTCCCTACAGGTACATACATTGTGGGGAACACTACTATTAATGTAACTAATATTGAAGAAATTACACAACAACAAATATTCAATACAAGTTATAATAACACAGCAGGCGGAACTAACAGCACTGTTCAATTCAATGTTAATAATCAACTAGTAGGAGATGCTGGTCTTACGTATGATCCCAATTCAGACACCCTAACTGTAGCAGGTTCGGTAGTCACTGGATTTGTAGTAGGAAGCGGAGCTCAGTTATCTAATATTCAAGCAGCAAATATTGTTGGAGCAGTCCCGACTGCTTCATTTGCATCAGTATCTGGTACTGTCAGTAACAGTTTGCAACCAAATATTACTACAGTTGGAACACTATTAGGATTAAATGTATTAGGTAACGCTGCTGTTTCTGCTCTACAAACAAATCAAATTCAATATGCAAATGGTGAGCCTTGGGTTTTTGATGTAGGTACTGGCAACTTAAGATTTCAAGGTAGTTTAATTTATAGTGATTCCAATTCTACAATTACAATAAGTCCTAGCTATCAAGAAAATGTATACTCAAGTATAACTATTCCTAGTGACACAGATGCATCAGGTAATGTACTATCTATCGTAAATGAAATTAATGGTGTAACGATAACAACGGGTGATGGAACGAACCTTTACAATTTTAATTTAAGCAATGTAGGAACTTTTACGATTCCGGGTGACATTGTAGTTTCAAATGTGCCGTTAAATATTTCTACTGATACAGCTAATTCTATTACTATAGAAACAAATAATGGAAATGCTAACAGTGTGTCAATTAATCTAAATGATGATAATAATGTTGAAATATACACCGACGCTGGAAATTATATTTGGGTATTTGATAATACCGGTAACGTAACACTTCCATCAGGCAATCCAACTATCATAGGTGGAGGAAATGCAGGTGTTGATTCTCAAGGCACTTTGTCATTGATTCCTGATAGTGCCGCGGTAGCAAATGATCAATTTGTCATAGTTGATCCGGTTAGTAATAATGCAGTTCATTTACGTGCAGGTGGAACAGCAGATGCATCTAACTCTGATTTAATCCTAGGTGGAGCAAATACTTTTGTTAAAACATCTGATACGACAGGCAATGTAACAGTTTCAACTAAAGATGGGTTAGGAAACATGTTCGCATTTGTGTTTAGCGACACAGGTGTTGAGATACCAGGTCAAGTAAGTGCGACAGGAAATATATTTGGTGCACTATTATCGGTAAGCGGTAATCTTACAGGTGCAAATATTGGTTCACCTGGTAATATGAGTATTGCTGGAAACATTACTGCTAATAATGTAAGCTTAGTAGGTAATATTACTGCTGATTACTTTAATGGTGACGGAAGTAATTTAACTAATTTACCTTCACAATTAGGTAACTTCCAAATTAGTTCAAACATATTAAGTGTCTTTAATAATACTAATAATATAAACATACAAACAGCATCAGCAAATGCTGTTACGCCAAACGGTCAAGATATTAACTTGTCTGCAGCAAATGGTTTTGATACAGGTATAGGCGGTGAGATTAATATTACTGCCGGTAATGGAGGTGCTAATGGCACTGGTCAAGGTGGTGCTGTATCAATAACCGCAGGTAATGGTACTGTTGATAGTTTAGCAGGAAGTATTACGTTAACTGCTGGACAGAATGATGGTACAGGTGATGCCGGTTCAATTACATTGTATGCAGGAGTCGCTGAAGATGGCGACGGTGGAGATATAATTATCTCTGGTGCAGGTAGTAATAACGGTGTAGGTGGTGACGTAACTATCTCTGCTGGAGTGTCCAACACCGCAGCAAACGGTGTTATTACACTCACCACTGATAGTACTGAAAGTTATGTGTTTAGTGGAACAGTTTTAGAATTACCAAATAGTGATAGTCCTGCAATACAAGTGGCAAACGAATATCCAGTTTTAGTAGCTTATGGTTCTAATAGTCACGGAGGTCCTGAACTTAGTTGGATGGATACAGATGACCCTGCAAATATGTCAGGAGATGTAACTGTAGTAAGAAATACAATGTATTTTAATGACACAGAATTCTATGTAGGATTTAATGAGAACAATAACACTAGTCCAACATTTACAGGTGCATTTACGATTGATGCAAGTGATGGATTAACAACAGCACCGGCAAATCTAAGTGTTGTTGGTTCAGTATTCACTGGAACAATTGCAGTAGGATCAGACAGTAATATTTCTGGAGCTAATGTAATTTCTGCTAACACATTCCAAGGTAATATAACTGCTTTAGGAAACGTTGAAGGTAACATTGTCGTAGGAAATTACTTATATGGTGATGGTTCAAACATCAACAATGTTACAAGTACAGGGTTTGCTAATGGTAATAGTAACATTGGTATCATAAACAATGCTAATATCAATTTCTCATCAGCAGGTGTTGCGAATGTAGTAGTTATCACTGATGCTGGAGCAAACGTAAATGGCTATGTTGACGCAAATTATTTTGTAGGTGATGGTGCTAACTTAACTGGAATAGATAATCTAGAAAATGGCAATAGTAATGTTGTAATAACTGCTAATGGAAACATTACATTAACTGCAACAAGTAACGCAACAATGGTTGTCACTGATACAGGTGCTAATGTCACTGGATACGTAGATGCTACATACTTTGTAGGCGATGGTGCTAACTTAACCAATATAGTTCTATCAGGAATAGAAAATGGTAATAGTAATGTATCTATAATTGCTAACGCAGAAATAACTTTTAGTGCTGCAGGTAATGCTAACGTAGTAGTTATAACTGATCTTGGAGCAAACGTAGATGGTTATGTTGATGCAACTTACTTTGTAGGTGACGGTGCTAACATTACTGGTATCACCCTTGCAAACTTAGATAATGGAAATAGTAACATTGTAATTACTGCTAACGCAAACATTACTTTCACAAGTAGTGCAAATGCGATAATGACTATTACAGATACTGGTGCTAATGTAACTGGTTACGCAAACATAACTGCAAATGCAAACGTTGGTAATCTTGGTACTGGTGGACTTATTAGTGCTACTGGTAATATCACTGGTGCAACAGTTGCAGCTACAGTAGCACATAAATTACCAGTTTATGCTGATACTACTGCAAGAGATGCAGGGGTAACTAGTCCAACCGCAGGTATGATGATATGGTTAACATCAGGCGCTAACGTTCAAGTATACACAGGTAGCGTTTGGGCTAATTTACAACCAACTTAATGTAATATTTCATGAAGTAAAAAAGCCCCTTACGGGGCTTTTTTATTTTCCTTTTAACTGTCTTAACATAAAGTCTGCGTACTTACTATCACACATTGTAACTACATCAGAAAAGGGCCATTCAAGAAAAAAAGGGCACCCATCTTTCCATTTAAATTTTTCTTTAAAAAATTTAAATTCTTCTAGATCCTCTCGCTTTGAAGGATCAAAATATCGTCTGCGTTGTGCAAATCTATGTAAGATGGTTATACTATCGTAAGAATTCATTTAAGTGCGTTCCAATGCTACAGCTTCTAGAATCAATTCTTGTACCTCCTTAATATCGTTACAAAGAATTTTTACGCCACACCAATCATCATTATCATCACGACCATTCATTTCAAATAAGAAACCATTGTCGTACATACGAATGGTCATGTCATCATCTACTTTAGTTAGTTTATCAGAGATTTTCATTTTCTTTCCTTTATAAAAATTAAACAATAATATTTTTAAATCTACTTACAGCATCGTTCCATTTAAGTTTTTCCATAATAACACCGTCTAATAGAACATAACTTACACACCATCTCCCAATGTCAGTTGGGTTTATTACACCATGCGGAATAGCTGCATTAATGATAGAAGGTTTTTGAATTCTATCTGAAAAGATTTTATCACAATCTTCTAAATTATACAATACATATGGTGTGCCTATAGGAGTTAGTTGCTTGTTTAATGGCTTGTTTGGGTCTTTTACTTTATACCAAATCATTTCACTATCAGTAGCACCATAAATCCAATTCATTTTTGTGATTTCATCACCATAAACATCTATATGAATGGGTAATTGTCCTTTTGGTGGCGTATAAAACACTTCGCCGTGAGTTACATCAATGTTAAAGTTTGTTTTTAAGTATGATACAATAACTGGATCTACTTGAATATCAAAAACAAAAGGATTAGCCAAGTCTTTATAGCTTGATTGAATACTAACAAGTTCTGTAGTATCAAGTTCAAACGGTATTTTTAAATGGCGACAAAATTGGTTCATATAATATGGTAAAAGGACACCCGAAGGTGTCCTGTTGTACATGTTTATTATGCTGCGACTTTCGCTTTACCACGTTGCTTAATTGCATCAAGGTTTGGCTTTGCTGCTTTTACTTTAACTTCACCCTTAGGAGCTTTCTCACGATCAGCGATTGCATCACCGATCAATGCCTGATCATCTCCACCCTGATAATCTGCATGTGCTTGCAGATATTTGAGTGCTTCCAGTTTAGTCATTGCACTGGGGAGCTCCATTAGATCAATGCGAGTTGCACCACCTTTAGTGAATTGTTTTACGCGGCGAATCAAATCGTCAGTAAAACGTACCTTGCTGTTACCGTTGTGAGTTGTGATACCTGCTACTTTAAACAATTGCTCAGACATAATTACCTCTTAAGGTTGTTAATAAAAAGTGTCATTTGACAGTTATTATTATAACTCCGGGCATAATAACTGTCAACCATTCATTTGCCCGAATTACTTAGCCAACACGTAGGGCTGATTCCAGCGACCGATATTAACATCAACATACCAGCCCACATTGAAATAGTCAGTTTGGATATCCGACTTGTCCCAATTACCATCGTTCATTGCGGTTAATACTTCACGCAGGAACTGTTTTGCCTTACCCGAAAAATGCTCATGATACCAATACGGATTAACGTCAACCGACTGGCTCTTACGGATCCAATCAATTTGGTCTTCTGACATTTTTTTGCCGTAGTTCAGATTGGCATCAGTTTGGATAAAGTTTTCAACAAAATCAATTGCACCCGACTTGATGGTCAGTGAAAGGGTACTGTGATTACGGACACTCAGTGAGCCCTTAACCTTGTACTTCTTGAGGATTGCTTTAACAGCTGGGGCGATTAGTGCTTTACGCTCTTGATTCATGTAAGCCATTTATTGCTCCTTGTTCATCAGTTAATATAGCTATTATATAGCCAACCCGATTTATTGTCAACCAAAATGTTGTTGCAAACTAAGTAACTTCTTTCCAATAGGAGCTTGTGTCTCTTACTGCTTGAGATAACAAATCACGACAGGCCTGGATCTGAGCGGTCGTATTGGATACATGGCTTGCTAGATAGTACGTCAAAATGGTGCTTGTATGTATTACACTTTTGTTAACTATTCGTTCTATTATCATTTTGATATCAGTTATCAAATTGATATTATGGATTTCAATTGTTTTCTTTTTGATAACATTCCAATTTTCTTCTACTCGCCTGTAGTCTGATTCCATCGCCTTCACAAATTTTTGGCTAGATTCTAATCTTGGTTCTATTATTAGTCCACGCTCACTTGCCCAAGTTTCTGCAAAAGTTTTGTAGTCAACACCGTTCCAGTTTGTATACAAGTGTTTTTTAAAGTCGGTGTTATTTTTGTTAAAATCAAAAAAGATAATTGTATCTGCTCCTGTATTCAGTGCTTCTATCTCACCATATAATCCATTTGCAGGACACAACACACGATTAGCTTCTGTCAATGGTGCATTGGCATCAGCATGATATAGATTAACAACTTTCTCATGACCAATCGTTATTGCTTTAAATCCCTCAATCCAAAACTTATGTAGTTCATCTAATTTATCAAGTGTTTCCATCTTTTGAATTGCTTCTGCAAACAAATCTGTATTGTTTTCTGGATAACAGTATCCACGTGCTGCAATACGTTTAAAATCCCAATAGGTTAACCATTTGCGTAGTTCGGGAGTAATGAAGGGATCAAACACAGATGCTTCAGGGTAACGCCATTCGTCATCATAATTGCATACTTTATATCCGTTATCTAATACGGTAGTAAAAATTTTTACACCAAATAATAACTCACGTGGTCCTACCTCATCACCATAACTTATCCAAAATGGTGCGTGACCGTCATGCATATCAAATTCACTTCTAATCAATAAACGACCAACATCATTGCCTGTAGTGAAATCAAGTTTTTTGCCACACAATGCTTTTGTATTAATAGTAAAACATTGTGTATGTAAATACGGCAACTCATTAGGATACCATATTAAGTGACCCATCAGTCCTACATCCATTGGAAAGTTTATTAGTTTATTGAGTAGATGTTCTGGCTCAAAAATAATATCACCGGCTAACTGCACAAATATTAAATCATAGTGATCAATAAATTTGTTTAATTCATCTACCTGGTCAATAACAATAACAGGATATCTACCTTCACTCATTCCAACTTGTTGACTATGAGTTAGCTGTAATAGCTTGTCATTTAACCACTGGTTATTAGTATGCTCTCGTACTGTACACAAAAGTACCTTCAATTCCTTGCTCCTTCGCTGCGTTATTCATTAATGCCTTCCATTCAGGCGTACTGTCATGATGATGCACAATCATATGGTATCTATCTTCATTACTAGTGTTTTCAATTGCATGATAATGGTGTAAATTCAATGCATACATATCACCGGATTTATAGTCTAATGTAGTACCGTCATCCCAATTCCACACACATCCTTCAGGATTATTCAATGCCATATTGACTGCTTCAATAACAGGTTCGTCACTATCAAAATGCCTTTGTATCCATCCACCTGCTTCTAACAACATAAATCTTACTCTACCAAACTTCTTTGTAGGAAAAGTATTCTTTAACCAATTAACTGTTATCGGACAATGTTCTGCTGCCCATGTCCATTTAAAGTCATTGATAGCATCATATGGATTAGTGTATTCTGGATATGCTGTATATGCGCTAGGTTTATTGTATTCGTATCCGTGTAGTGATAGCGAAAACCATTTCTCTTGTTTGTAGAGATGTGTATTGACATGGTATCTAACAAAATGTTCACGCATTGCCTTTGCCTCAGCAAGCATTTCTTCATAGGGAAATTGTAAATCTAATTTCAGGCATTTACCTTGACTTACAAAATACTCTCTACCAAAATCTTCAATATTATATGTCATATTAATTGTAACTGTTGTGATGATACTTTTTATCGGACGGGTCTATTGGATCAGGGAATATAATAGCCTCATCTCTGCGTTTAATGAGACTTCTAATTACCATATCTTTGTGCTTAACTCTATCTACGATACCAAACACACTTAGTTGAATTTTGTTTTCTCCCACATATTCGCTACCATGAAAATGATAGCGTTCACAAAATGCAAAACAGGGTCGTTCACGTGTTATTTTTGGATATATCTTTTCTGAATCCTTTGTTTCGCACACAAAGAATGCATTGTCAACATGTTGTGTGAGTTGAATATTATAGCGATGTGGTTCATTATGTATGCTAATTTCATATGGGTCATTAACAATATCACCCATATGCGGATCAACGTGCGGTTGTACATATGTTTTTTGTATCATCATAGTTACCATTGTCAGTTCACTAAATGGAAGTTGCTCTAACATATACGGTATTTCAGGAAACACTTTGTCAATATCATTAGCGTATTGACATTCGCCTAAGCCAGGATTGTAACGATTATATAATACGTTTCTTGCGTATTCAGTATCAAGCCACTGGCTGCTGGATAACCTGCCTATCACTGGCACAAGGTCCCAATAGGACACTGCATCAACACTATCCTTTATCTTTGGAAGTTTGTATTGTTCACAATACTCTAACAGTTTCTTTTCGTCAGGTAATCTTA